CAATGTCTATTCCAGACTCGTGTCCGTTGGAGGGTGTAACAGAATAAAATTATAGGGGTGTAGCTCATTGGTAGAGTGTCCGTACGCAAGGGTAGCAGAGGTGGCCTCTTTGTTACATGCAACAGCCGTTTGGTCACGGCGGAAAACGGGAGGAAGGTAAAATGCAAGAAATGAATGGAAGAACGGCCAATAGATTCGTTTTAATTCTTGTATGGTTCGATCCCACCCACCCCTGCCTTTTTAATTTACGGGAGTATAGCTCAGTGGCAGAGCGACGAACACCACAGTATACGATTGGGTAGCTGGTTCGGAGGGCGGTAAAGGTTAGTTAGATGCTGTGTTGACTTCTAGATAGATGCAGTATAAACCTGGTTTGGTTCGATTCCACCTGCTCCCACCAATTATACAGGCTCGACAGTAAAATGTTGAGCCTGTTCTTTTGAAAAGGCAATAGTTGTGCCCATTATTCTGAATTCGTATGCGTTGCCAGCAGTAGTGAGGTGCGTTACTTCGACGCCTTCCACTAATCCCATTATCATAAGGCGCTGCACATTAGAGTCGGACACATTAACGGATGTTATAACACCTCTTTGCCCTTTGCCTAGTTCAGTTATACACATTAGCTTGTTTGAAGCAGTTTGTCCTGCATTTTTGGTTGTAGACGATAGAATTCTGTTAGCTTCATTGCCTTGCCGCCTACGTATACAGAGTTGCGTCCGCCACCTGCGTTGATGCCTTCGTATTTTTCCCAGACAAAACCAGGTGCAGTCATAACAAAGCGATACAAAGTAGGAGCATTGCCTGTGCGGCTATTATATGCGGGCTCTCCCTCATATTGGGCTAGGCCAAGGTATTCAAACTCTACGCCGTTCCGTGCTAGGAAATCACTGAGGTATTCAAAGTGTTTCTCTTGAACAGAACTAAGCGTATAGCCCATAGGGTCGCCTGAGTAGTATTCAATTTCAATCCCCTTCTTTTTGAAGTAGGATTCTCCTGAATACCAGCCCCCAGTAAACGTCGATGGGTCTAATACCGTAGTATTACGTACCCCTGTTGGAATTCTCTTCTCTGCCATAGCTTCCATTATAACTTCTTTAATCTGCATTGTCAACCCTTACATGAACATGGCGTGGAAGCGAGCGGTTGTGCCTTCGTTAGAAGTACCTGCGTAACCAATGCCAATGTTGCCTAATGTGGAAGCCTGTTTGACAGCCTTCATTATTACTTCAATATTATCATGGTCGTCACTTGTTAGTTTCTTACCATCTTTACGTTTTAATGCAACTGGAACTTCAACATCGATATCGTAGTCATTGTCGCGCATCATATCAGGATCCTCTACGTCGTCAGCTTGGTCACGCCATACAACATTGTAAAAATCACTATTACGTAAATCGCTTAGTAGTTGGGCTGCGCCGCCACCAAATTCATATCCGTATTCATCTTCTGAATCATCGATGTAAAGTATAGGGACGTTATCATATTCGACCTTGTTTGTTTGGTCACGTTTGTATTTTGCTTGACCGCGTTCGCGCTTTGTGCCACCGCCACGTAGGCGCCAGTCATCGTCTTGTTGATGATCTAGTCCTGCCGTAGGCCAATCAAGTAGTTCACCTGTTTCAGGATCAACTACGTCGTGACTTACATCATCATCTGGGCCTAGATCGGCTAGAAAACGCTCGGCGTCTTCACTAGTTGCGCCACCAGTCATTGCACTACTGCCGCGTAGCTCAGGTGGGACTTCAACTACTCGACCAACTGCTTCGTTAAGATCGTTAGAACTTGCAATAATATCATAATGATCTAATTCACCACGAATAGAGACGCCTGCTTTACTATCGAAACTTGTAACACCCTCTCGTCGTCCAGGATACTTTATATACAGCAATCTACCATCTGTACGTGTAACCTCGCCCATTGCGCCACCGATTTTTGACATTACTTTCTTGCCTTGTGCTAGCAAGCTCTTGACCTGTACTGAGATAGGATCTTCTTCATGACGGAAGGTGCCCTCTTCAACATCAGTAGTTCGGTATGCTTTCTTCATACCTGCGTCACGCTTTGCCTTCCTAGCATCATATTTCTTCTGTTGTGCTTTTGTTTTAGGCTTATCTGGAGTTTGAATCGGGCCGCGCCAAGTAGTAGCTGATCGGTAGTCTTCTTCTAGCCCTTGCTCTCTTTTCTTTCTTCCTGCGTCACCGCATTTACACGGGAGTCTAATAATGCCGCTGTACGGATTGACCCAGCCGCTGCCGCGGCATGATCGGCATGTCGGATCAGCATCAAGTTTCTCTAGCTCTTCCTCGTCTTCTTCAAGTTCTGGATTGTACTTGCCGTCTGGACGATGGGTTGGGTCATATGCTAATTCGATCTGATCGTGTGACCATTCACTAAGATAAAGTGTTACAACAGGGCCGCTATACAACTTAATTTGATATACGCCTTCTTTTGAGCCGCTGTCGCTGTACTCCCAAGTTGCGTCGATGACCTTCCCTGTCTCACCCTGATATTCGCCGCCAGTAATTTTAACCGTCTGGCCTAGCCATTGCTCGTAGTTTTCTTCGTACGGGCCAAGGTTCTTATCTTCTTCGCCTTCTTCAAGACCATCAGTCCTGTTACTCCAACTGTAGTTTGGCTTATCCATGTTGTCTAGCGTCTTGCGCAAGTTCTCTTTCCAATCAGTCTCGCCACCTGCAAGCTTATCACTCATGTATTGTGCTGCCATATCACCAAGTTGTGTGCGAATTAACTCGATCAATTCATCATCTGGCATTCTCTTATTATAATGTGCAATATCCTCGGCTGCGGCTGCAAGGCGAGAGTGGTAACTTTCATTTATGTCGTCGCATACACACTCGTCTTCTGACATTGCGCTGCAATTGCGACACCAAAGATCATTACGATCTGAGTCACCCTCGTTAACACTCTCAAACGGGTTAGCTAGCATAAAATCATCTTCTGAATCTTCAAATGACATTGTATCAGTATTGAAGATCATATCTTCTTCGTGGTCTGTTTCAGGATTCCACGCCATGACACTAACTTGGTTAGGCTGGTCTGTTGTTTTACCCATTGCACCTGGCTGATAACCTGGCTTGGCTTTTGCCAAATCAGCAACAATCTGTGCATAGATACGGTCGGGTACAAGTGGCCCATCTGTATCATCATCATATTCATCTTCTGATAGTCCTTCGTTAGTCCAACCAATTATGCCTTCCCCGTCGCAATTGTCACAAAATTCGCCTGTGAAGCCGCCTTCTGTACCTGTATTGCCTTCCCCATCGCATTCAGGGCAGTCGCGTTCACCTGAAGCGGCGTTTGCAGCTTGCAGAAATTTAGCACGATCAAAGCGTGGGTTGCTTTGTGCGAATACGTCCGCATATAGATTTGCGTTTGCTTGTCGAGCGTCAACGTCTTCAATTTTAGTAAGTATGTCAGCAACCATCACAAAATCTTTACGTGTATATTCTTCGTCAATCCTTTTGATTGATTCCATTAGTTTTCGCATTTCGTTCATAGTGATTCCAAGGTTTAATGTAATACTTGTATTTATCAACAACTTATGTTATACTATTGGTTATGAAGAAGACTATCTTAGAAGTAGTCGATGAAGTAAATTGTAGGTTTAACGGGCTAGACATTCTCACTAGGCGCAAGCTTGTGGAAGAGTTGAGCTTTTTCTTACCGTATGCGCGCCATACACCAGCCTTTAAGCTAGGACGGTGGGACGGCAAGATCCGCTACTGTGATGTAGGTGGACGCAGCTACATAAATTTACTTGATCGCCTATTACCAATCGTTACCGACGCAGGTTACGAAATTGAACTAGACGATAAGCGTGACAAAACTCAATTTACGTTTGAGAAAGTTCATGCACACAGCTATTCTCACTTGACTTGGCCTGAGGGGCATGAATGTGCTGGTGAACCTATCGTTCTTCGTGATTATCAAGTCGAATTGATTAATGTATTCCTCGCAAATCCTCAGGGTGTGCAATGCATCAGTACAGGCGCAGGTAAAACACTAGCGACAGCAGTATTATCACACCTAGCAGAGGTATACGGTCGCACAATTGTTGTTGTACCAAGTAAACAACTGGTAAGGCAAACAGAACAAGACTATAAGAATCTTGGTTTGGATGTTGGTGTGTTTTTTGGTGATCGGAAGGAATATAACAAGACACATACGATTTGCACATGGCAGAGTCTAGAGGCACTGAATAAAAAGTCAAAGAACTTTGATCCTGATGTCTCACTAGATGAATTTGTTGAGGGTGTAACCTGTATTATTATTGATGAAGCGCATGGTGCAAAAGCAGATGCATTGAAACGCTTAATGACTACAACATTTGCAAACGTGCCGCTACGCTGGGGCATGACGGGGACAATTCCAGAGGATGAGTATGAGGCAATCGCACTTTTTGCTGTGATTGGTAATCTCGTTCATACTGTAACAGCAAAAGAATTACAAGACAAGGGTGTACTATCAAACTTACACGTTGAAGTTTGTCAGTTAGATGACCCTGTTAGAGTCTTTACTAGTTACCAGCAAGAATTAGCTTGGCTGAGTACCGACAAAGTACGTCTGAGATTTATGGCAGATCATATTATTGAACAAGCCAAAACAGGCAACACTTTGGTACTAGTCCAGCGCAAAAAGACAGGGGAATTCTTGGAAGAGATGATACCTGATTCCGTGTTCATTCACGGAAACGTAAAAGTAACGGATCGACAAGATGAATATGATGAAGTGCGCACTTCTTCAGGGAAAGTCATTATCGCAACAGCAGGCGTTGCCGCAGTTGGGATTGACGTTCCGCGCATTTTTAATCTTTACTTGTTTGAACCAGGAAAAAGCTTTGTACGTGTCATCCAAAGTATCGGGCGAGGCATTCGCAAAGCAAAGGATAAGGACTATGTGAACGTATTTGATTTTACATCAACATGCAAGTTCTCAAAGCGCCATTTGACGAAGCGCAAAAAGTTCTACAAGGAAGCAGAATATCCCTTCACAATAAGAAAACTCAAATACTAGGAGGTCGTCATTTTAATATTAACAGAAGAGAACAAATCATATAACTTAGATCGTATACCAGAGGACGATGTCAAGGTGCGGTATTGCGTATTGGATTGCGCAGACCCTAAGGACATTGACTTTTATTGGTTGCCACTAATTTTTCTTGAGTCATTTAATGCACCAGCAGTTGTATTAGACATCGGGCCGTATCAATTTCAGATGCCGTTAGATTGGTCAATACTTGTGTGTGACGATAATTATTCTGATATGGAAGTTATGCCACTTACACAGTTAAATGATCGTGGCTTTCATGCTATTACATTCAATCCGCTTGAGCATATGGTGCCGCTATCTTATGAGGTCACTATATCAAACGTATATGCAGATGTAAAATGGTATTTTCCAAAATTGAAAAACGGCAGTGTGTTAACAATGCCACTTACAAGTGGTATAAACCCCGTATGCTCGTTATTCGTTAAAGAAGGAAACAAAGTGCCAGATCCGTTGGATATGGCTATACTATTTGATGGGTAAGTGGCATTTAATTTGGGTGCTGACCGTGCAAACATATGACGGTGAAGTAGACACACGAATAATTGATATGGGTATGGAATCAAGAACGGTCTGTATGCAAGAAGCAGATGTTAAACTGCAAGAATTAGAATTACAACTAGGCAAAGATCACTACGTAAACTATAATTACGAGGAACCTATCAAAATGCCACTTGGCGGTAAGCTACTTGGTGTAAGCGTTGGTTGTAATTTGCGTGAGTGACGGTTTAGGTGATGGCCTAATATATTTGACCGAGCTTCGCTTTCCACAACATGCGATGGTGCAGGAGTGGTTGAACGGAACAGAATATGGCGAGCGTTTTCACCTTGTTGCAACTACTATATCTATAGAAACAAAGAACCCGTGGGGCAACGAACCGAAACGAATATTCGTCCCAGCACTCAAGCCAATAAAAGGAGAAGAAGAATTCATGCTTGTCCTCAAAGGCCACGAAGAGACTCAAAAACTAGCGGAGGAATATACGGCTATGGTGCTTGACTTTAAGCGTGAATAAACGTATAATACTACGATGATAACCATAATACTATTATTGCTTGCTGGTATGTTCTTTGGATGGATGTTTCTCAAGCCTATGTCACCAAAGAAGTTCAGGGCTACTCATTTAAAGCCAGGCTCGGAGTATTCAAACAGGAAAGGCAGACATTGGGCAGTTAATGATCGCGGGAATCTTGTGCATACAGAATCAATTTTTAGTAATCCAAAGGTACGAGAGGACATGCAGGCAATGCACCGCATGTTTATGTGCGAAACAATTATCGCGCTTTGGGAAGGCAGACGACCGCCACATTCAGTTGGTGGATACGGCACACTGACGAAAAAGAAACTCATAATTGAGTGGAACGACGAGTGGCAGGAAGAGATGGATAAACTAAGCGAATATCACGACATTAGTTACAACTTATTGTTTGGTATTCCAGAGGATCATCCGCCGATAGGAATTATATTAACAGCAGAAGAGATTTTGGCAGCATATGGCAGCGAAGAAAAAGAAAGTTAGTCTTCCGATAAAGGATCAAATGCAAGCGATAGATCGAAATGACTTCGATTTCTATTCACGCTTAGATGACGAACACAAGAAAGCATTTTTGCATACCATTACTTGTTAATGGTTAATGACATTGTTAACGTGGACTTTAATTTATTGAAGAAGCATCCTGAGTTACAGTGGAAGCTACTTGCTGTATGTGGACAAGGGTCGAGTACATATCATCCTTGGGTCGCACCAGTTAAGCGGCAAAAGAAAAGTAAGTTGGAAGCATTTTTGTTGAAACAGTATCCAACACTTAGCAAAGAAGAATTACATTTATTTGTCACTATCAACAGCGAAGAAGATGTTAAGAACCTCGCAAGAGATATGGGCTTAGAAGAAAAGGAAATTAAGGAATTATTTAAATGAGTAACATTATAGTAGACGTTGAAGCAGATGGCCCTTGCCCTGGCTTGTACAGCATGGTATCATTTGGTGCAGTTGTCTTAAGCGAAGGCTTGAACAAAACATTTTATGGTCAGCTTCGTCCGTTGGACGATGCAAGCATGCCGTACTTGCCAGATGCACTAGCGGTATCAGGACACAGCAGGGAAGAAGTAATGACCTTTCAGAATCCAGAAACAACTATGCGAGAATTTGCAGAATGGATTGCGAAAGTAGACAAAGGTCGGCCAATTTTTTGGGCAGACAATAACGGATTTGATTGGCAGTATATCAATTACTACTTCCACAGATTTTATGGCCGTAATCCATTCGGGTTCAGTTCACAGAACATAAATAGCTTATATAAGGGAATTACAAGAGACTTGTTTGTGAGCTTCAAACACTTGCGTAAAACGAAACATACTCACCACCCTGTTGATGATGCAAAGGGTAATGCAGAAGCATTGCTAGCAATGCGAGACACAAAGAATCTAAAGATTACAGTTGACAAATAAAGCTAAATTTGCGTGTGGATTTTGCAAACGAGCGTTTACAAATGAACGCACGTTGGGCGCGCACATGTGCGAAAAGAAGCGGCGTCACAATGACAAGGAAAGTGTAGCTTCTCGTATGGGATTAACATTGTATCAACGCTTTTATGAGTTGAATACAGCAACTAAAAAGCCTAAGTCAATTAATGAATTCATCGACAGCAAGTATTACACGGCATTCATAAAGTTTGCACGGCACTTGATGGACTTGAGGCCAGTTGACCAAGCACGGTTTGTCGATTACGTATTTCGTAATGGCATTAAGGATAGAGACTGGTGCAAGGACAAAGTATATGAGGCATACATTTTAGACTTGCTAGCAAAAGAACCTGCGTCCAGAGGATTGGAGCGTAGCATACGCAGCATGGAAGAGTGGGCTAAAGATACAGAGCATGAGTTTAACGAATTCTTCCAGTACGCAACACCATCTGAGGCAACACACATGGTGCAGATGGGTAAGATTAGTCCGTGGGTTTTGTACTTGGCTGAAACATCAGATTTGTTGTGGGACAGACTTAGTGACGAGCAAGCAAACCTGATTTCGTCTGTTGTCGATCCAAAAATATGGCAAGCAAAGTTTTCAATCAAACAAGAGGAGTGTAACTTTACACGCGATATATTGCATGAGGCGCACATATAATGAAAGTTGACACAGATGTAGACATTGATGTATTTGATCGAAACATTCTCTTAGATAAGGTGCCGCATATTGTTGCCCGCATTGATAGAGAAGATGGCTACGTGAAACACAATACAGGCGTGTACTTCCAACGTATTCCATATGACCCAGTAACAAACATGTCTACGTTCGATCATAAGGACGCCGAAGAACTTGGGTATTTCAAAATTGACTTTTTGAATAACAGTGTATACAAAGGTGTGCGTAACGAAAAACACTTGAAGGAACTTGCTGATAAAGAGCCTCAATGGGATTTGTTGGAGCATGAAGACATTATAGCGAATCTTGTGCATATACATGACTACGCCGAGTTAGTAGGCCGATTAAAGCCAACAACATTACCACAGCTTGCAATGATTCTCGGAGTCATTCGACCAGGCAAGGCACACTTGCGCAACAGCACATGGGAAGAAATTGAAAAGGACGTTTGGGTCAAGCCGACTGACGGCAGCTACTACTTCAAAAAATCTCACGCACATGCTTTTGCATTGTCAATTATGGTGCAGTTGAATTTGATGGTTGAAGTTGCACTAACACAAAGTTGATATGACGATCCTTGAAGATCCTGATAGAGAATATGGCTTAGTAGTTGGTGAGCCTTATTTGTGGCGTGATTATAACGGCAAGTATTGTATTCTTCAAGATGAGACTATGCTTAAGACAGATGAGAATGGTCATGTAAATGCATTATATTCGTCAGAAGAACTGGTTGATCCGAATCCATCGGAAGCAGAAATATTCAAATTTATATTAGCGGGTAAGGTTAAAAAGTCAGGTTATAGGGTATAGATTTTGGGATTGCCCTGATCGTCTAGCTCATACTCAGCAGCATGTTTAGCAAATGCTTGATCGCCTTCCCTAAACATATCTTGTAAGCGTTCCAGCGCACCAATCGTAGCCTTGTAATTCTTCTTACCCAACGTAATAGCAGCATGGCGAGCCATTGCTTGCGCATAATTATAAACAGGAAGCTTTGCATGTTCCTGTGCGTATGCAGCTAATCTTTTATCTACTTCTGCTCTGTAAGCTTCTTCTGTAAGGCTTGGGTCCTTCTCTTGCCTGTAGCTGACGCTAGAACGCACGTTTTCTTCGGCCTCTTTTTCAAATCCGTATCCTCTAGTCAATGTACCCAAAGTCTTTTCTACTTTGTCCCTAACAATTCCAGGATAGAAACTTCCGTAGTGCGCGTGGTGTGACATACGATGTGTTAGGTCACCCACATGTTCAAGTACAAAACTTAATACGCCACCACCCAATGCTGTCTGCGCCTTACGCATAGCAATTTCAGGAAGGCCACGTTGCTCGTTGCCTAGTTCAACGAATGCTGCCGCAACATGCTCGGGTAGCTCAATTTCTTTGTTGTCAAACTCAAATAATCTCATGTGCCTATTTCGCGCTTCAACCTTAGTTGTGTTGCAAAGCCTAATCCAGGAACTACGCTGCCGACTTTCCAGCCGAACCATATTTCACTGTATGTGCCGTCGTCATTGAGCCATACACGACGCCAGCCAGCAAGTAGGCCCCTACGACGCCACAGCGAGGCGCTGGTCACACCCGCTGCAATCAGATCGTGTGCTTCCAAGCTATCTCCTTGCCAACCATACTTGTCAAAAGGTTTATCATCGTCAAATAGGAAGCGCATGTTATTAAGTGGGTTGCGTATAGAGAACCACCACCATTGTGGAAATACTTTCTTGTACCAAAAGTTTTGTACATAGCGATCAAACCATGCAGGGTAGCCTTCTTCTTGATTGCCGTAAATTGGGAGCTTCTTCATGTCTACATTGAATAGCAACGCTAATGGAATTACAACAACCATACCAAACGGAATTAATCCGACTGGCAAGAATGCCTGCCACCATGTTATATCAACAAACGGCCATACGATAACGAGTGGGAAAACAAACAACAGCATGATAACTGCCCACTGTACAATGTGAAATAGTTTAACTAAAGGATTCATGCGTAATCAGTTGGTTGCCAGCGAGGATGCATGTTCTTAATTTCGTTTCTGTCAAAATCATCCATCTTTGACATAGAGCGAACATCAGCACCATGATAATCTAGGACATACCCAGAATCATCGCGCTTTCCGTAAACATTCTTGTCTTCAAAACTGCCATCATCATAAGCTGCATCAAGCTTTCTAGCAATTTCTGCGGCCTGCTCATATGACTCAACATTAATGGCTACAACACGCCCGCCATCGCCCTTTCCTTTGTATCGTCCCTTGCCATCAGCAGGATCGCCGTCGCCATACCATTCCCATGATTGCGCATGCCACGCAACATAGTAAGGTGAATCTTTCATAGCTTGCTCTTTTTCGCCTTGCTCACTATTGTAATCGACCATCTCTGGATCGTCGCGGCGAACCGCTATTTCTACTAATTTCATAATTTAATCCTTCCTATTCTTTTTGAAAACAGTAACACGTTCGCTATAATAGCCATTTGACTGACCGAACCAACGTAATGTTACATGCCCTTTTATCGTGCCAAGTTTGTAAAATGTCCAAGTGTATGACTCAACCATGTAGTCACCGTAGTAATCTCTATCATCTTCGTCTGACTTCAATCGGTCAGGCGGATTCTCATCTCTGCTAACAACTTCTTCAGCTTCTAAAATTGGGGTGCCGATTAGGTCGTCCAAATCACCAACAATATCTTCAAGATAAACAGACTCGCAGCAATCGCCTACATGATACATCTCATAATATTCGTCGTCTGCTGTCGTAAAATCAATCTGTGCCTTACCTGAGCCAACCTCAACATGAGTGAGAACTTTTCCTTTAAGGTCGGCAATATCTACTTGGTCATCTTCCCAATAGCCTTCCTCGATTCTCTCGATGGTTTCCATTAGTTTTCGCATTTCGTTCATAGTCCAAAATCCTTATCAAACGCCGCTTGTTCTTCATCTGTGTACTGCTCGTGCTGTCTGTCCCATGCCTCTAATTCATACTTGTTTTGCTTGTATCCATTCTTTGCACTCTCAACCAAATACAAGAAATAAAACTTGAACCAGCCCATTCTACGAACTTGCTCAATATGAATGTACTCATGCTTAAATATTGCAAGCAAATAATCAGGCCGACTCTTTAATGAGGTCGTAGTCCTTGAGTAAAGTATAAATGGGTAGAGTGTAATCGCACCTACTCTGAGTAGTTGCGGAATCCAATTGTTGTATTTTCGACGTATCTTCATACGTGTATTTATCGTCGAACTACTTTTTTACTAGCTGTATTTGACGGCGTTTGATGCGTTTCTGGAATAAGTTATTGAGGGAGGTGATTGGGCCGAAAAGGACTTCGGTATTTTTGACTTGGACTGTGCGGATGTATGGCTTATACGGAGCCAGTTGGCCTTGTAGGAATATATTTGGTGGGAGTAGTCTGTTGCTCTCGTACCACCATATCTCGCCTAACTCTAGGAATAGGGCTTGCTCGTTGCCTTCTGGGATTGACTGGTAATCATAGAAGCTCATAATCTTTTCATCAGCGTTTAGGATGATGCAGATAAATTCTTGCTCTGCTGCTTTCACACAACTGAGGTATGGGAACTGCTTCTGTATTTCTTCAAGTCGTTCTAGGTCATCAAAGTCCATTTTAAGAGTCTCGTTATTGTCTACAGTGATATTTATAAAAAGCGAAAACCACTATAGTTTATTTTGTGGAAGATTTTGTAAGTCCTTGATTCTTAAGGCAATATAAGTTGTTGATGCTACAGAATAAGTGAAAAAAGTTATAAGTCATTGATATGTAAGAAGATTTATGTTTGACAAGTGGAGAGAAGTTACGTATAATGTACTTATACAATGAGAAAACGGAGTTACACAATGGCTTATATGTCCCAAGACCACAAAAAAGAATTAGCCCCTGCAATCCGCGACTGGTGTAAGTCGCACGGCGTCAAGGCCAGCATTGCAGTTCGCAATCACTCCACGCTTGTAGTCAATATCAAAAGTGGCCCGCTAGATTTTTGCGAGAACTACTTTTATACGTCTGCTAAGAGTCGTCCGATCACCGCACAAGTACCGACGTACATTCAAGTCAACACGTATTGGGCGCATGAACATTTTTCTAGCCATTGTCGCAAGTTTCTTGTTGGCTTGATTGATCTCATGAATGTTGGCAACCATGACAAGTCTGACGTTCAAAGTGACTACTTCAATGTTGGCTGGTATGTCGATGTAAACATCGGCGACAGTAACAAACCCTACGAAGTTTCGTAGCCCATTCCGCATAAACAAAAGCCCCGCTCGTCGGGGCTTTTTCGTGGCTGGTAGAATAGCGAAGTGAGATAAATACAAGCATGAACGACATAATCAAACTTTTATCAATGGAGAATCGACTAGACCTCGAATACTGTGATAATACAATACGGAGTTGCCAAGTGACGAACAATTCACCCCTCAATAGAAAGACCATAAAAATCCACAAAGGCGTTGATAATAGCATCAGATTCCGAGTGTTAAACCCAGACAGGAAGCTTGTGTCAGTTGACCACTTATCAATTCAGTGCCGCTTCGTTAATGCTGAAAATCAGGAACGTGTATTAGACAAAACAGCGGTACTCGCATCAACAAAGGGCGACGTAAGGCTTAATATTTCAGAAGGTGAACTTGTAAGCATAGCGGCAGGATTTTATCACCTAATAGTAGTTGGCGAAGAGGCACTGATGCCAGGTGTAGTGGGTAGTGAAACATTTGCAACACCATTCTATACGAATCAGATGGGTGACATTATTGCAACAGTCGAAATTGTTGCGTCCGCCGATCCAACACCAGTGCCAACAGTTGAAATAGGCCCAGATAACTGGCGTGTTACTAATGAACTAGGAGCCCCACTTAGATACTATAGCTCTGCTATTTCAGGAGCAAGGGTACGCAACCACATTAATGCTGTCCATACATTTTCTGTTGCAACGACAGGGTATACGGGTACGCTACAAATCAAGGGCACGTTGGATCAACAGCCATCCCCTGATATGCAGGGTTATTTCCCTATCGACATAACTTCAGGAACTGATATTATTTCGTTTACTGACTTTACTGGAATTACGTCGCATACATTTACGGCTAACTTCCTCTGGATGGTTTTTGTTTATACTCCAGATACGAGCCTCGATGATTTCGGTACAATGGACAAAGTACTATTACGATAACATTGCTTTTTCAGCTATGTTCTGTTATAATACATAGATGGCCGTTGAGGAAATTCTAAAAGATACAATAAGCCAGCATATCGGTCCTTTGAAACAAACACCTAGTGGATGGAAAAAGAGGAACTGTATGCTGTGCCACCTACGCGGACAGTCGATGGACAAGCGGGAACGATTCGGCATTATTGACATTGAAGGAGGCATGAATATAAACTGCTTCAACTGTGGATTTACAACAGGCTGGAGGCCAGCATCACTACTTGGCGACAAGATGGTATTTTTCTTGACTGCGTTAGGCGTAGCAGAAGAGGATGTTAAGAGACTCAAGTTTGAAGCGTTCAGGGAAGCGAACAATATACAAACAAAGGAGTTCAAGCTAAAGGGTGCGATAACGGCCAAGTGGCATGAGATTGATTTGATCGAAGACTGCCATCCTATGAGATTTTGGATCGAGAATGCATGTGAGGACAAAGACTTTTTGAAGGCAATCGAATACACAGACAGTCGTAGCTTACTTGACATTGATAAAGTGTACTGGACACCAACAAAGAAGCGTATGTTTAACAAGCGATTCATTTATCCGTTCTTCTACAAGGGAAAAATTGTTGGCTACACTGGTCGCCTATCAGGCAACCCGCCAAGCAAGAACGTACCAAAGTATTTGACTGAAATGCCACCATCATACATATACGGTGTGGACAATCAGGTGGACAAGAAGTTCATAATTGTGGGCGAAGGCATGACTGATGCTGTAGTTACAGATGGAATTGGTGTGTTGCACAATAAAATTAACGCTGACCAAGTAAGCTTGATAAATAGTTTGCCTGGACAAAAGATTCTTTGTCCAGATAGGGATAAGGATGGCGATGAATTAATAGAAACAGCAATAGAAAATAAATGGTTTGTTGCGTTTCCAAATTGGGGCCGTAACAAGAAAGGCGATCCCGTTAAAGATGCTAGTGAAGCAACAGAAATATACGGGCATTTGCTAACACTCAAAAGCATAATAGAATCTCGAACGAAAGATTCACATGCAATAAGAATGAAAAGAAAATTAGATAGGGTAACACATGGATATTAACGAATACACAAAAGATATAGAAGACTTGTTTTTGAAGATGCTGTACAACGACGCTGAAACGTTTGTACGGGTAAAGAATATAATCAGTCCTGGGTTTTTCGAGGATCTTGACAATCGAAAGACAATCGAATTCATACTAGAATACACAAACGAACACACCTCACTACCATCAAACTCACAGCTTAAGGCTATTACAGGTCATGAGATTGAAATAGAGCAATTTGATGAAAGCGCGACGGATTGGTTCATGGGAGAGTTTGAAACCTTCTGTCAGCAAAAAGCAGCAGCACAAGTAGCGTATGATTCAATTGATTTGATTAAAGACAACAACATCGGTGAAGTTTTGTCGCGCATGAAGGCGGCAGTTGAGCTAGGCATCGTCAAAGACTTGGGTATTGACTATTTTGAAAATCCTGCAGAGCGTTTGAAGCACATGCGGGACAATAGTAAGATGATTTCAACAGGTTGGAAGACAATTGACGCTAAATTGTACGGCGGACTCGAAAGAGGCACGCTTACAATTTGGGCAGGGCAGTCAGGTGCAGGTAAATCACTTTTCTTGCAAAATCAGGCGTTGAATTGGGCAGAACTCGGTCTTAATGTTGTATATATCAGTTTAGAGCTTAGTGAACAGCTAACTTCGATGCGTGTTGACGCAATGACTACGAATTACAGCACAAAAGAGATCATGAAGAACATTGATGACGTTGCATTGAAGGTCGGAGCGTTTAAGAAGAAGTGTAAATCAGGATCCTTCCAAATTAAGCAGCTTCCGAACGGCAGTACTGCAAACGACATCAAAGCGTACATTAAAGAGTACGAAATTCAGACAAAATCAAAGGTCGATGCAATTTTGGTCGATTACTTGGACTTGTGTGCGCCACTTGACAAGAGAGTAAGTCCTTCGGATATGTTTGTTAAGGATAAGTACGTATCTGAAGAGCTACGCAACATTGCAATTGACTTGGATGTGCTTATGGTCACGGCAAGCCAGTTGAATAGGGGCTCACATGACGAAATCGAGTTTAGTCATGCGCATATTGCGGGTGGTATCTCGAAAATCAATACAGCAGACAATGTGATTGCAATTTTCACAACAATTTCCATGAAGGAAAACGGTCGTTATCAAATTCAGTTCATGAAGACACGATCATCTGCGGGTGTTGGGCAAAAGGTTGACTTGAAATTCGATATTAAGTCACTCAGGATTGTCGATCTTGAAGAAGGCGAAGAAGATGCGCAGACACATACAGCATCAAACATTCTCGATACACTCAAACGCACGAATGTTGTGAAAGATGTGCAAGAAACTGAGTCTGAGAAGGACAAAAGGTCTGGATCTGACGCAAAACAGAAGGCAAAAGCACTTCGCCAACTCGTCAAGACGGGTAATATTTAAATAGCACGTTTGCGCCAGTTTTTAGATAAATACACAGAGTAACTTATTTAGGAACTGGCGTGAAAAATAAAAAAATTGCCCTACACCAAAGCTCTCGCTCCATATTGGAGGAGCTCCAACGTGCTGCACCGACAAAGACAAAAGAACATGTTGTCGAAAGTCGGGGCCATCACATTATCTCGTCCGCAGTACATTTTCTGGACGTACTAACAGAGAACTACACAGAAGAAGAGGCAGAGCAAATCACACGCAGGTTCCTCAGTGCGATACGAGGCGGCGACCCACAACGATTTGTCCGTTCTGTACGTAAAATACAAGAAAGCCAACAGGAGAAGAAACGTGAGGGCGATGCATAAAGGAATACTAACAGCAGGACTATTGTCTATGCTGTTTTTGACAAGTTGCGATCCAGATGGAAGCAAATTGCCAGAAGATTTTGATAGGAGTGGTGAGGTAATTGAGATTACAGTTATTTGGCATCCTAGCCAACAAGCAGTTGACAAGGCTTACGTAGAAGAATTTGGACGAGCACGCAATGAGCGTGCAATTAATCGTTTAGGCTTTGCAGTTTGGGCAAACCCAAGTAGAGAGCCAAAATGGTGCAGAATTCATGCGATGAAGCCAACAAGCGTCAAAGGTGGCGATAAAATGAACACATTGGGACACGAACTATTACATTGTGTGATCGGAACGTTCCACCCAGAACCAGATTAATATGAAACTATTAGAAATACAACGACAAATGAAAAAGCGTAGGAATTTCCGTGAAGGAAATTATGCTATTTCTGTGAACCTAGTAAATCCAGGCGATGAATTTCAAGAATTTCTAAAAGTAAAAATTACAGAAGACGGCAAGATCGTTGCAAAGTTTTCTATATCTAATATACGTATTACGAAATGACGGCACAGATGTACTTAACGGCCATCCAGATTCGCGTCGATACTACGCTAAAGAAGATTTTGAGTGGCTGGAAGGCACATGGGAAGCACCGCAGAGATGAAACTGTTAGAAATACAACGACAAATGAAAAAGCGCAGGAATTTCCGTGAAGGAAATTATGCTATTTCTGTGAACCTAGTAAATCCAGGCGATGAATTTCAAGAATTTCTAAAAGTAAAAATTACAGAAGACGGCAAGATCGTTGCAAAGCCTAGTAAATCCAGGCGATGAATTTCAAGAATTTCTAAAAGTAAAAATTACAGAAGACGGCAAGATCGTTGCAAAGGCACTTTTTAAACAGTGGGCGGGTAAAGACAGGTGGGAACCACTTAGCGTTACTATCGAAAACCCAGCACAACGCATTAGTTTGCGCGAGATGATTTATAACGCAGCCACTAATGCAGGATTTTTTATCAAGGACTAACATGAAGAATATTACAGAAGCATCCACACTATCAGGCTTGGGAATTCCAGACAATATTGTAAAGAGAATTCACACAGAATTTAGCCCTACACTTAAACATGACCATGAATTTGAAGAGCTTAAGACAAAAGGCCAGATGCAGACAAAGCTGAAGCGCGGCAAACTCATTATTGGTTTTAGTCCAAAGGGCGACATTGCAAGTATGCGTGAGGGTGGCAAACGCCACACAAGGTACTACGGAACTATTGGCTCAGAAGAGGTTGATTCCTCGGCTAGCATGAAAGACATGCTAACTAACTTTTCAGGACGGGGTTGGAAGTGGTTTGCTACAGTTGACGGTTGGAGAGATAAGCCGTACCATGAATTCAGGCGCCAAGAAACACCAAATTATGAAATACATGATGCGTTCAAAGATAAGCTAGAAAAAGTACATGGCCCAAAACTACGTAAAGAAGCAGCACAATACGCCGAAGACATAAAAGAATTTCTAGTTACATTTGCAACAGGTGATGAAGTGAAAGTTGATAAGCATAGGTGGCGCGGCGATGCGGATCCTAATGATCTGTATATGGGCAAACTTCGTAGAGCAATGCATAACCTACGTAAAGTCGCAAGTTCAGATACGCCACACCATGAATTTTCCCCGAAAGGTATTGCTGATCTTATTGACCAAAATGTAGGCGAGCCAAAAGTCGATTATGATTTCCAAAAAGTAGATGATAAGTCAGGAAAATACATGCGCAATGCTAAATTAGGAACTGCTAAGGTAGCTCAACTGGTTTTGCGTAAGTTACGTGCATATAGGGATGATGTGATTGACGCGGCTAAGAAAGATCGTGCTAGTCAAACAAAGAAACGTTCACTTGGTAAAGTAAAGAAAGCTTGGGAAAGCTACAAAGATTCAGGCAAGGTAAATGTTTTGTCAGAAGACGAGTTTGACCAATATGCTGCTGAGGTAGATCCGTATACCTCAGGCTACAAAGCAGGTCTAAAGCAAGAAGAAGCAAGCCGATTTGATGCCGTACGCGATGCTAGCGCATTTCAGGCATACAAAGCATGGATAATCGAAGTAGGACAAAGTTCAGCCTCAGTTAAAAATGCAGAAGAATTTGTGCGTGGTTGGAATGATGGTGAAGCAATCAGTGGAGTAGGTATATAATGAACGACATGAGAAAATTAATGGAAGCTGTTGAGCAAGCACAGACAGCAAATCCTGTAGATACAGTCACAGTAGACATTCCTCTATTGATTCGACTACTTGAATTCTCCCGCGAAGATGCAAAGACTGATATGGATTTGCATAACCTAGCAGACAATATGATTAACTTGTCGCCTGAGGGTAACACATTAACAATGGCTGACTACGAGGAATTGATAATGGGACTTGCAGGCGATGATGACGCCGAAGGCCCAGAAACATTTACTACAGACGATGGTCGCGAAGAACCAGTACGTGGTAGAATGTCAGACGATGATGATTATGGTGTTGGCGGACTGATTGACCAAGGACGATAATGAGAGCACTTGAGCTACTAGAAAAACGCCGCATAGTTGAAGGCGGAAACGTATTTCCAGATGTGGGTGCAATACATATCTCGGAAGTCGAGCCTACGCTCAAGGCAATTGGAAAATACATTAACTACCCGCAAGCATCGCAGCAGGCACTAGGCAGTGTCGGCAAAACAGATTACTCAGGTGACATTGATATTGCATTAGACGTTCAACCCGAACAAATCAAAGTTATGCATGATAAAATTTCTAAGAAGCTCGGCGCAGACAGCGTGAAGATGGTATCGGGCATTTTGACCCTACGCTTTCCGATTGCAAATTATGACGAGTCCCAACAGGAGCGTCAACCACGTACTGGACTAGTACAGGTTGATTTGATCCCAGGTAACGTTGATTGGATGCGTACATTTTTCCATTCTCCAGGCAAGACATCCGAATATAAAGGCGCACATAGAAACATAGCACTGGCGACAGTTGCGGCGCTACTTGAGAACACGGCAAGCAAAGAAATGGACAGTCACGACCGCCCAGTTGCAGCAGAACGTTGGTCTTGGGGTAAGAAAGAAGGACTACAGAAAGTTCGTAAAACAGGAATCAAGAAAGGCGACAAGTGGCTTAAGAAACAAGACATTGAGGTCATTTCTACGCCTACAAAAAATCCTAATGAAATTGCAAAGATACTTTTCAAAGGCAAAGCTGGTGCAGAAGCACTAAACAGCTTAGAGTCTATTATTGCAGCGGTACAAGTAGCATATAGCCCTGACGAAGCCGCAGCAATCTTTGAACGCATGGCGTGGTCACTGAATACACGCGATCTTGATGCTAAACTTCCACCCGAACTAGAGCCATATAGAAAATGAGAGCAAGAGAGCTTCTAGCAGAGGCCAAGAACCCTCACCTCGCCCACCTTGAAGATTTACTTTTCGATAAGGGTTATGCGGGTGCAGTGGAGTCTCTAAAACTTGCGACAGGTGTTCGCAATATGCTTGCAAAAGGCAAGGGAAAGCGCGGCAAGGTCACAGTCAAGTTTGACGGTGCTCCTGCAATCTTCGCAGGCATTGATCCTGCTGACGGTAAGTTTTTTGTCGGCGGCAAGGCAGCATTTTCCAAGAATCCAAAAATGATTAAGAAGCCGTCTGATATGAAAAAGTTTTATGATGGCGCGCCCGAAGGATTTACTTCCAAAATGGCTATTGCATATACTGAGCTAAAGAAGCTAGGCATTAAGAACGTATTACAGGGCGATTTAATGTTTGTAAGTGATATGCTAGACCACACAACAATTGATGGCGAGGAATACCTTACATTTACACCAAATACAATTACGTATGCAGTTGAGGCAGGTTCAGACTTAGCAAAAGAAATGCAACGTGCAAAATTTGGCATTGTATTCCATACAGCATATGAGGGTGGAGAAACAATTAACGATGCAGATAAGACATTTGACATTGACTTGAGTGGATTGAACAACACGCCTGACGTTTGGTACGATGATGCAGAATACAAAGACATGACAGGCATTGCTTCCCTGACTCTTGAAGAAGATGAGCACCTACGTCAAGAGATTATTGCAGCAAAAGCCAGGTTAACAGAATTGGGCAAGGGTGCAATTGACACAATTGTAAATAACCCTGAATTCAAGAAAACAATTCAAGTCTTTGTTAACGCTAATGTACGCGCTGGGCAGCACATGCCGTCATCTGAACAGTTTACTAGGGATTTCCTAAACTTCCACAAAGAACGCACATTGCAAGATGTTGGTGATTTGAAATCGGATCTTGCAAAGCAAAAGAGGCACCAAAAAGTCGAGGACAAGAAATCATTTATTGAACAAAATCAACAAAGCGTATACAAGCTAATTGATTTGTATAATCACCTAAATGAGATTAAATTGATCCTTATAAACAAGCTAAATACTATTGATGGAATGAAGACATTTATTCGATCAGGAAATGGATTTGAAGTTACAAACCCTGAGGGCTTTGTAGCACTAGGTCATCAAGGTGACGCAACAAAATTAGTTAACAGGATGGAGTTCTCACAGCAGAACTTCAACAAATAATGAGCAAATACGAATTAGTACATGAACTTTGTGAGAGTCGGATTTTCCGTAGCAAACAAGCTATGGGTAAATACAATGAACGCCAAGCAAATGAACTACTTTATTCTATATTGCTATCTACTATTGCATTAGCACTAAACCCAAAAACACATACTTGGGCTACGAAATATGCAGCTAAAACTGGCGCATTTGGCAACTTTACCTTTTTCCGACCAACAGCTACCGACCTATATGTGTTAACATATATGGCGTACAAAGAGAATGGCGCAATTGGTAAACAGGGTGCCCAAAAACTCTTGCGTCTTTACAAAGAATTAGGCAGGGGTGACGTTGATTCAAATTATGCAGAACAGACACTATTGCGTTTGGAACGTGGATTGAAAGTTAACAATGCGCGCCTACGTAATGCTCGTCGTGTGCTTACGCATTGGGGCAACTCTTCTCCAGATGAACAAAAGCAAACACTAGCAAACCTGTATCGTATTGTTCGAGCAGATGCTAAACTAGCGGAAGTATTGCCGTACTTGCAAGTAGCACAAGCTGGTGAGCCAGGACACTTTGGTAAAATGGGCATTGGCAAATTTGCAGCAGCATTAGCTGGCGCTGGACTTGCTGGTGTTGCATTAGGCTCAAGACTCTATGATCCTGGCAAACGTTGGGGCGTATTGAGGAACAGCGCAGAAAAGGGCGGCATTTACCTCAAAGAAGATCGACCAACACAGTTATTCAACCTTGTACAAAATCTAAACCAGCATCCTGACATTGAAAAGATCATTAGCGTTAACTATCTAGTTGACGGTGCATCTGCATTTGTTCGCACTACTGATGGTAACGCATATGAACTAGAAATTCGGCCTGCCCCATTCGCTAAGGGACACGATGTAAAACGTGGTGTAACTGAGGCTGTTGGAAAAATTGCTTGCTTGAAATGTGACGAAGTTTCAACTGAAAAAGCATGGAATGAGAACGATGATGTTTGTCCTAAATGTCATGCATCTACACAGGGCGTAGCTGAGAGCTATACAGTTACAATTACTGAGCGCAACGATGCGGCAATTACAGGCAATGATGCAGCAATAATAGCACGAACAGCCAAGCAGGCAGCAGAAGTTTTTGACAAAGCAGACAAAGGCGGCGATGGTTGTGCTGTTGAGGGCGAGTCTGTTCAGGATCATTTGAAAAATGTTCGTGCTATGTATGGCGTAGAAATCGTAGATGACTTCTTAGATGTGCTTGACTTTCCTAATGCTGAAGGCGACACTGCTAAACAACAAAGTTTACTCACAAAAGACAATAGATAAGCCGCAAAATTGCCCAAAACTAACGTAGGTAGATAAATACATTTATAGCAGGATATAACCTGCGACAAAATTAGGAGAAGTAAAATGGTAGATAGAATTAATGGTGGCCCTCTTCAGGGTATTTGGTTCTCGCAAGATGTTCGTTTTGCGAGTGTTACACTAACAAACGGCGGCGACAGCTTTTTAACAGAGCTAGGAAACAGCCCAACAGGTAACGGTGATGCAGCAGTTGTAACATCAATTGATACTCAAATCGAACTTATTGCAGACCTATCTGTAGCTACAGTTACAGTAGAGTCTGGTTTTGGCCCAGTTGCAGAAGGCACACCAGGATAATTACTTTCACAGTAATAAAAAATTAAGCAGCACTTCGGTGCTGTTTTTTTTGGCTCATAACTATATAAAAATAACACAGATAGATAAATACTTGCATAGTAGGATTAACCTGCGACAAAATTAGGAGAAGTAAAATGGTAACAAGAGTAAATGGCGCACCAACACAGGGCGTATGGTTTTCAGCAAATGTTCGTTTCTTAGATCTAACAGTAACAAACGGCGATTTCCTTAACGACCTAACTGTACCTGGTACAGCACCTGTACCAAACAGCACACTAGAAGTAGTTCTAGAAGCAATTGCAACACGCGGCACAATCATCGGAGTAACAGTCATTGATATTGATGACGTTAATGTTATGGTTGATTATGCACAAGCATATGACGATGCAGCAGTTGTAGCAGAAGTTACAGCACTAATTGATGCATTCGACGGCGCAACTCCAGGCTTGGATGTTGCTGATCTAACAGCTTCAGCATTCGTAGTTGAATCTGGTTTTGCAGGCGCAACACAGGGTACACCAGCATAATAGCTAGTATACTTGCACAAAATTTAAAGCAGTCCTTCGGGGCTGCTTTTTTTTGTCTTAAAAATATCTTTTAGATAAATAACAGTATAACCAAATTCAGGAGTTAGAACAATGGCAGTAAGAGTACACGGCGGCATAATTAATGACCAAATGCTAGCAGGTAACATTCGATATTTCGATATTGAAGAAGCTAACATGACAGTGAATACAATTGCGAGTCTAGGCACAGCTAATCCATTCCAAGTAACCAAAGCCGAAACAGTAGTTGGTGGTACGGGCTATTCGGTACTTGATGTATTGACAGTAGTTGGTGCAGGCACAGCAGCAACATTGACTGTAGAAGTTGTAGACGCGGGCGTAGTTGTTGGTGTTTCGTTAACAACACCTGGTTCTTACACTACCCTGCCGACTAATCCAGTAGCCACAACTGGTGGCGCGGCCACAGCAACATTTGATCTGAGCTATACAAGTACCCTAATCATCCCAGGTGCAGGAACAGGCGCAAATGAATACTTTGTTGCCCGTGATAAGCCAGTTGCAGGCAGCGCAGTAGATCAAGTGCTATTTGAAGTTGCAAAATTTGGCACAATTGTACAAATCGCAATAGTAGACGTAGATACAGTACGTGTAGCACTTGAAAACGATAGCATGTCTTGGGATACGGCTGTAGTAGGTGACGCGGCAGCAGAGATGGAAGATGCAATTCAAGCACTAGGTACAATAACAGTTCCTGACGTAACAACAAACGGCCTAGGTTTTGACCTAAGTTTAGCAACGGTCAACGAGCGTACACTCGCAAGTTTCGCACCATTGCCGTAATATAAGATTTCGTTGGCAAAAAGTAATGGGCACTTCGGTGCCCTTTCTTTTGTATGCGTTTTCTGCCAAGGTGTTGATAAATACTTGTACATACACATAGGGAGACGATATGGTTAGTAAGACACATGGCATAGCCAGTGCTACAAGAATCGTCACAGGAGCTTTACAATGTTACACAGTTTGGTGCAAGTCACCTAGCGCATATACTGATCCAGATAATGCGTCAGGGGTAAACTTGAAAATAACGGGTAATATTGTAGACGAAACACAGAAAAATTTTGAATTAATGGTACAAAGCATTGGCCTAAGGACTATGCCCATTATTTTGAATGATCCACAGGCTGTGATTGACTTAGCAGAAGATGGAGCAGCCTCACTTAATGGTGAGGGGTTTGTATGGCGCTTTGGCGTTGAACAAATCGGCATCTTTAGAAATGCAAAAAGTGAATTCGGACTATTGGTTGACGAGATGAATGGTGTAGTATTATCGAATGGTGCAATATTGCGCACTTCGGGAAATGACCAGAATATAGAGTTTGAGAAACAGGAATTATAATGCTAGTTGAAGAAGTAGTAACGTCCGACGAAAAATACGTAGTTATTGGTAGGGATTCTGACGGATACCAGTGGGACGTTGATCGTGACCTCAGCAAAGAGCAAGCTATGGCAGCAGGTGCTTCCGCGGCAGAAGAAGACGTTAACGTATACGGCGAAAACGCAACAATGGAAAGAACTAGCGAGTGGTCTTGGCGTGTAAAATCTCCAGGACACAGCTATACGGCTTGGTTTACTGTTTATCTCCAAGACGAGAACGAAGACAAAGAACTTGCTGCTGACAATGAATGGCATGACGGTATAGCTGAAGAGGTAGACGTTGAAGAAGGCATAGCTTGGAAAAAGCGAGGCCAAAAAATTATACGTCAATTTCGTTGTGCATCAGGCCCACGTAAAGGTCGCGTTGTAGCTAGCCCAGGACAATGCTTCAAGCCAATCGACATTAAGAAGCGGGCTTCTTTGCGCCGAACAAAAGCAAAGATGGGTACAAGAGCAACACGTAAGAGTCAACGAACAAAGAAATTTAACCCTGTAAGCAAAAGGGTTAAGTCAATGAACAAGAGACGATAATGAAAAAGTTTATACAGAACCTAGAAGAGAAGACACAGTCTGTGTTGTTTGAAGGACTTTCAGATGACGCTGCCGAACTAACTGGCATTGACAAAGAAATGGTAGATGACGCAGTTAAGGGACTCAGTTATGCTAACTACTTGGAACTTGGCAATGCTATTGACATTGACGATGTTGAGACAGTAAAAGAAATCCTAGGCACAGTTGTTGATCTAGTCCCAGGCGATGACATTGATCTTGAAGAGGGTATATTCGGCGACATGATTCACGACCTTACAAAAGAAAAATGCGATTATTGTGGCGGCGAGTTTCAATTTGAAGGCGAAGATGTGCATGACTATAAGGGCGGAACAAAATCCATGGGCGACCCATTTCGGTTATGTGGAGTATGCGATAGTGTATGGA